GGTCGGTGGCAAAGTAAAACAGGTCCGTGGTCTACTTAATGTGAGCTTCGGTGAAGGCGCGGCGTCTTTAACGAAGGAAGATATTTTATTTAGCATGGGCAAACGCAGTCAGCAGGAGATGGTGCAATGAGAAGAAAAGAAGTACTCGACTATTTTGAATCAGTTGGTAGAAAGCTTTTAGGCGTCTTAGTGGTATGGCTCTTGGCCAGCCTGCTCATAAGCTTCATTCGCGGTATGCCCCATAGTATGCGAGATGATAACGCGTGCGCTAAACCATGGGGTATTCAAAAATTTGTTATGGGAAACCTTTTCTGTAACGATGAAGTGCTTTATGCGCCAGAGAAGGGGAAGTGATGGCTGTACGAACAACATATACATGCAACATATGTGGGGAGTCTTTCGTAGTAGAAGGACAATCGAAGAAACCACCAGTTGGCTGGGGAGTGATTAAACCACGGCTCACGGTCAATTACCCAAGCTACCCAGAAAAGAAAAAAGACTACAAGGCTTGGAGCGCGTTTAGAAACAAGTGCGATAAATTAAAAGAACAGCTCTCGATTCAAGAATATCATCTGTGCCATGAGTGCCTTCAATTTAAACAAGACAATGTTATACAGATTGAAGGAAGAAAAAATAGACGAGCTAAAGCAGTGTAATGTATTACCATGTGTAATAATCTTGTTATACAATATTGGGCCACGGCCCGAGGCCAATAAATAACAATAAAATTGATGCAAAATACCAAGTGCTTTTTTTGCCGTAAAAGGTGGGAAAAGTGCTTGCAGTTTTGGGGCTCGAGGGCTCGAGGGCCCTTGAATTGTGTGACACGTACGTGTCACAAAAAGTGAACGTGTCACACAACGTGTCACAGCTGTGGTCTTACTCTACCAAGGGGTTTACTCTCTTTTGTGACATGTGACACCTTTTTTTATATCTAAGAGTTTTTGAAAATAGGTAGAGAAACACATGGTAATAATTGAAAAATGGAAAATAGAAAAGAAAACCTACTATGGGGGAAAAAAACGTGTCACACGGCACAAAACCGCTAGAACCATTGGGAGAGTAAGGGTACAGCTGTGACGGGCCAAAAATAGCCCGTCACAAAAGGTGTCACATTTTTAAGCAAGGTGTCACAAATGCACAATAAATGTACAAGAATTACATTACCATTACCGTAATAATCACCATTTTTGGTGCGTCACATGGTAATAATTGGAGTTGAGGCAAATAAATCTTTAGGTAATAATTGATTTTCGGCGTTTTTGGCATACTTTTTGATAAATAGGGTCAAGTGCTTGCACTTTGCATACCTGAAAATAACACAACTGGCGTATGCGGCAATTTTTTATTGTTGCACCTGCTTTTAGAGGGTGTTAAAAATAAATTAGCTTTACGTTTAACGAAAAGGACTTTTTTTCTATGAACATGGCATTAGATTTGCAAGGGCTCAGCTCCGTACTTGAAGTATCTCTTGATAAATGGGCAAAGCACAGTCGGTATAAAAAGCAGTGGGAAAAGATGCCAGATGTAACAAAAAGTATTGCATCTGATGCTTTTAAAGAAATGCCTGGTATCGACCCAGGTTGGTGGGATCGCTGGTGGGCACAGCAGCATAATCGCTTTATTAGGCTTCCAGAGGTTAAGCAGGTTCATTTAACTAATCTGCATCAAATTATGTACTACTTTTTAACTGACTTTGCTCGTGGAGACTTGAAGCTTGTTGAAAAGCCAGAAAAAAAATCCACAGGGAAGAAAAAGAATCGCAGACGATAGTCCTACTGTAATTATAGGGTTTAGAGACTCTGAGTTTTTTAAAGAGAAACTTGTTGCAGCCTCTAAAAAGCTTGGGCTCAATGCGTCTGATGTACTTAGATCTTTAACGAAGGATTTTATAAAAAAAGTTGATGGTATTTCTACTAATTTATAGGAGTGATTTATGAAGAAGGTTATTGGTTTATGTGTGCTGCTATTGATGTTCGCGTCTCTTTGTTTTTCAGCTGCTCAGTACAAAGTGACCAAGGTTACCGTAACTGCAATTGGAACAGAGGTTCCTTTGAGCGCAACGGCGCTTTATTCAAGTCATGTTGTTATTCACGCTGATAGTACGAACACGAATAATATTTATGTTGGTGATAGTACTGTTACAGCAGCAACTGGCATGCCTCTCGCACCTGGCGAGAAACTGTACTTGGGTGATCTTATTCGCAAGGATAGCAATGAGGCGTTTGATCTTACTAAGATTTATATTGACGCAGACACGAATGGCAATTTCGCTCGTGTTGGCTACGTGTTCAATCGATACAAGGGCAATGAACCAGCTGTACAGTAGGTGATGCTTGGCTTTACGGAAGAAAAAAGCTGTTAGGAAGAATAAACCTGGGGCAGGTAGGCCAACAAAGTATGACCAATCTTATTGTCTAGATTTATTGGAGCATATGGGAAAGGGTCTTAGTTTTGAATCTTTTGCGTCAACGATACAAGTAAACCGTGACACTTTATATGCTTGGCGTTCTAAGTATAAAGAATTTTCCGATGCATGGGTAATGGGCCGAGATCGTTGCCTTACTTTCTGGGAGAATCTTGGTGCCGCTGGCATCATGGGACTAAAAGAGTTTCTAGATGGCAACGGAGAGGTGCGCCCATTAAAGACCAAAGGCTTTAATAATACTCTTTGGATTTATAATATGAAGGTTCGCTTCGGGCGCGACTGGATAGAACCTGATAAGGCTGCAATGATTGAGAAGGTGAATCGTTTTCTTGAGGCCAAAGAAGCGCAAGAAGCAGCTGATACTTCTGATGCCCCAGTCGAGTATGTTGTGGAGATGAATGAGGCTGGTAAGTTTAAGCATTCACGTCCTAAACTTATTAAGGCTAGTGGTGAATGAACAAGCGCATAAAGATTCATTTGCCAAAGCCGCATGAAGCGCAAGCTATATTTGTATACTGGATGTATGCCTATCCTGAAGCGCATGCTCTAATAGCTCCGTGTGGTACAAAGTTCGGTAAAAGTTTTGCGTGTGCTCTTTGGCTTGCTACTGAGGCTGTCAACAATCCTAGAAGTTTTTGCGTTTGGATTGCTCCTACATACTTGAAGTGTAAAATTGGCTACAGGTATTTGAAGTATTTGCTGGATATACCTGGGTTTGCCGAGTGCCTTGATGGTTCTCTTGAGATACGCCTTTCAAACGGTTCATTTATAAAATTCCTGCATGGTAAAGATTCTGAAGTTGTAATTGAAGGTGAAGCTGTTGACCGTTTTGTTATTGATGAGAGCGGAAAGCAATCAAAGCAGCTTTGGTTTTCTTTGTTCACTACTATTACGCAGACGCGAGGATATGGGATTGTTACAGGCACGCCTCGCGGGTTTAATTGGTATTATGACGAGTTTAGAAAAGCCAAGCTTGGAGATCCGTTTTATTGCTGGGACCAATTGAGAACAGAAGATAGTCCTTTTGTCAATCCAAAAGCGATTGAGCAAGCAAGACGTTTACTTCCACCGGCGCTTTTTCAGCAGTACTATCAAGCAATGTTCGTTTCAGATTCTACCGTGTTTGGTGACCTTTCCACCATGTGGGATAGTGCCCTTGAGATAAAGAACCCTCAGTGCAAGTTCTGGATACATCCAGACGCGGCCACAAGATCTTTTGATACTGTCACAGGCTGGGATATTGCAAAGCACCGAGATTATTCTGTCTTTTTTACAGTAAATTCGGTTGGTAATATGGTCGGGTATGCTCGCATGCGTCATGTCAATTATCAGACGCAGGTGGGGCGGTTAAAGCATTACATGGAGACTTTTTTCACAGGGGATAAATCGATACGCTATGACAAGACTGGCGTTGGTGACGCTGTTGGTGAGATGTTAACCGAGGCTGACATCGATGCAAGTATTACAGGCGTGAACTTTACAAACCAATCAAAGCAAGAGATGATATCTAGATCAACCATGGCAATTGAGCGCAGCTGGCTTAGAGCCCCTAGAATTGAGCAGTTAGATCACGAGTTTAGCAGTTATGAAGTTAAGGTAACAAAATCAGGGCTTTACTCCTACTCTGCACCAGACGGTGACCACGATGATACTGTGAGCGCTGGCATGCTGGCTATATCTGGGGCCTATCAATCTTCGCTAGCAGAAGACGCCGATAAAGTGTTAGAACAGTTAGTAAACGCCGACTTTGAAAATAACAAGGAAGACGATGTTGGTGAGTATCTAGCTGCCTTTGATGGTCAAGAAGATGACTTCTTTGATGATGACAAGACAGATGATTTTAGCTTCGATCTAGACTGAGGTGATTTTTTATGTGGCCTTTTAAATCTAAGACAGACACTTCTTCGCAAGAGCCCACAAAAAAAGAAAACAGTAAATATGACCTTTCAGAAGCGGCTGTAAAAAGCAACGTTATGAATCTTTTTAACGCTGCAATTGATGAAGCCGTCGGGAAAGCAAACGATTTTAATGCCTATGCAATTGAAGAAGGCCAAGGCAATTATTATGGTACTGAATTTAATATCAGAGCAACAGCTGGCAGGATAAAAAGCACGTACACGCGAGAGCCATGGGTTTTTGCGACTTCTAGCCTTATTGCAAGAGCGTTGTCTACTGTTCCCTATGTGGTGAAATCAAAGACTACAAATGAGGTTATCCCAAACCACCCACTTCTAAAGCAAATTGAATGTGGTAGTAGTATTCAAGATTCTTTCTCCATGAATTGGTCTGGCTATCTTGATTTAACTCTTGGTGGAAACTACTTTCAGGTTTTTGATAAAAAATTCACTGAGTGTATTCATGTTCCTGTTGAGGATGTTGAGCTTAAACTTTCCAAAGACTGTAAAACGGTTCAAAGTATTGTCGTGCATGACAGCAACGATTGCGGCAAACGGGCCGAGATACCTTATGAGCAGGTAATCCACAGGAAATTCCCAAACCCGTACAACAGATATTATGGATTGTCGTTGTATGTTGCAGCCAGCCGTCCTGTACTTTTAGATCGCTATATGAATGAATTTAATATGGCTTTCTATCTGCGTGGCGCTACAAATGCAGGGGTCATCGAGACAACTGAGGACATGGGCAAGACCCGTTTAGAAAGGCTCATGCGAACGTTTGAGCAGCTTTATACTGGTAAACGAAACTGGTTTAGAACTGTATTTATTCCTAAAGGCGGTAAATGGGTCAATGCTGGCCTGTCCATGACAGAAGCACAACACCTGGAGACGCTGCGTGAAAATCGTTATTCTCTTCTAGCTGTTCTTGGCATTCCACCTGCAAAGGTTGGTCTTACCGAGGACGTGAACCGAGCTACTTCTGATAACCAAGACAAAGATTTTTGGGAAAATACTGTTTCTCCTTTGTCTAAATTTGTCGCTGCTGGCTGGAATAATAGTTATTTGGTTAAGGGTATTTATAAAGACGCTATTTATGTTGAGCCTGATTTTTCTGGTGTCGTTGCTCTTGAAGGTACGCTTGAGAATAAGGGAAAACAAATAACAGCTGTCAAAGATGTCTTGCTCATTGATGAAATACGTGAAGATATTCTTGGCTACGAGCCGTTGCCTGATGGACGTGGTGATATGTTTATTGCTGAGGTGGGCAATAGTTTTGATCCATTTTCTGGCGCTCTTAGTCTTCCTGAAGCGTCTGAAGAAGATTTAAAGAAGATTGAAGACAATGGTTTTGCAAAGATAAAAAATGCAGCAACGTCTGGGCAGGAACGTCTCGAGACAAAGCTGAGTAAAACATATTCTACAGGGTACAAAAAGTATATCGACTACATTCTTGGGCTTGCTATTTATGCGCTTAATAATGAGGTTGATGTAAAACAGTATCTTGGAAACAAGATTGATGAGATCACGGATGTGTACGTTAAGTCTGTAAATAAGCCTCTTTCTGATGCTGTGCTTCGTGGTTTTAGTTTTGCCAATAGCAATTCAAAAGCGTTTTCTCTTTTATTTGACACTATTAAATTTGCAAAACTAGGCGTCAATAAAAGGATGGCATATGTAACAAAGTTCAATGACGTCGATCAACAGGCTATAGATTTACTTAGAGAAGAGCAAGCAGATGGGCAGCGCACTATTTTAGTCCAGCGTGCGATTGATTCTTTTCTTGGGTTCAATCAAACAAGAACAAATGAAATTCTAGATATAATTGCTTCTGGCCTAGAAAAGGGGGACACTGCTGATGTAATCGCTGGTGATCTTCGGGCCGCGTATAAAGAAAAGTATAGTGGTCAAGCATTCACTGTGGCAAGAACCGAGATACTTACTTCTATAAGCCAAGGCATTAAGTGGAATCATGATGTTCTTGGTGAAGTATTTAGTGATGTTGAAAAACAATGGTATCATGTTGGAGATGCTGGGAGTAACCCAGACGCTCGGCAAGAGCACGCGGCGTTTGAGAAGCAAGGGCCACAAGTAAAGGGGTACAAGTATGGTGGGCTTTTAGAGTACCCACGTGATCCAAACGGTGGCGCGTCGGAAACTATTAATTGCCGCTGCACAATGGCCAGTGTCATACCAGATCATGCTACAAGCAACGCAGAAATAATTTTAGATACATTGGGGTAATACCATGAAAAAGTTTATCGATTTTCGTCCTGATCCGGCTAGACCCATTAATTATAAGAATACAGATAAATGGGAAAAAGTTGGAAAGTGCTATCGCCTTAAGAGCCCTGATGCTGAGGAAGATCGTCAATTTCTATACATGCCGTTTGCACATGTTGGTGCTGATGGCAAGAGTGCTGGTAAAAAGGAATATCGTGATGATAAGCGCCTTTACATCGCTGGTATGGCGAACGCCAATATTATAGACCGTATGGACGAGGTACTTGATCCAAGAGGTTTGGATACTACTGATTATATTAAGAATAGCCAGCTGTTAGCGCATCACAGTTACTATGCACCAATTGGCCAAGTAGAAACACTCGATATCGAAGAAGACGGTGTTCATTTTGTTGCTTGGGTCGGCGACCCTGGAAAAGCTCCGCTTACAAATATGCAAAAGGAAATAAGGAGCTTAATTGCTCAAGGAATCCTCAAGACTGTCTCTGTTGGGTTCATACCTAAGAAAATAAGACCTGGTGCCTACGATGATCGTGGCTGTATTGTTGATCCGTGGGTAATTGAAGAGTGGGAGCTTTTGGAACTTTCCGTTGTTGCGGTGCCTGCAAACCAAGATAGTGTTTTCGAGATGAAAGATTTTTCATCATCTAAAAATAATGGTACATTGAAATCAAGAGGTACACACATGAAAACGTTAAACGAAATTATAGAAGCCATTTCTAAAAGAATCAAACTTGGAAAATGCAAGGGTGTTGTTGAAATACTCGAAGAACTTGCAAAAGATGGCGCTGGCGTGCAACGTCTTACCTTTAGTAAAGAGTCGTTTGAAAAAGACGAGGCTATCTCTTGGGCCAAAGAATATGGTTTAAAGAGTGATGAAGTTTTTGAAGATGATTCTGTGATTGTACTTACACAAAAAGACGAAAAGGATTTTCAAGATGATAGCTTAGTAGAGCTTGAACTTGATAAAGGTGTTGTCGGCATGGTTGGCAAATCTGTAATGGATAACGAGCCTACAAAAGATGGCACAGAGTCTGATGGAGATGATCAGTCAGAAGACGATGGACAAAAAGAAGCTTTGATGCTTATTAAAAATGTGGACGCGACGCTTAAGCGTGCAATGGAAGCACTTGAAAATATCCTGAAGAAGCTTGATGAGAAAGCATCTTCTTGCGAAGATGATGACAATGAAGAAGACGATTCCGAGAAAGTACTTGATAATCCTTCAGAAACAAGCAATGCTTCCGATGAATCAATCAAAGCAATTGATGATAGGATTACAGGTCTTGAAAAAACAATCGATAAACTTGCTGATGCAATGAAATTATTGGCTGAAAAGCCTTAACGATTTTTGTTTTTTAGGTAGGTGCCTAAATAAATGTAAAAGAAGGAGTGAACATGCCCGAAGCAACTACAGAGCAAACAACAGAAGCAAAGGTTGATGGAATCACCGAGATTCTTTCAAACAAAAAGGCACCAGAAGTAACTGGGCGTCCTATCTATGAGAAAGACATGGACTGGCTGGCACTTGGTGGATTTAAAAGTCTTCCTCAAGTATTTGGCCAAAAGATCGAAGAGCGCAGCAATGCTCCAGCTCTTCCTTTAAACTTTGGATCGAAATCACATTGTGGTCATTTGCCTGAAGATACTCGCTTGCGTCTTTTTCATCTTAAAAAGATGATTAACAACCTTGAGATTCAAACTCAGGTCAAGAATCCAGGCGCGGCGCTTACCCCTGCTATGATGAAAGACACGCCGATGTATAAGGACCATCTTAAGCCATTGCTTAAGGCGTTCAACATCACTGATTTTTCAAACTGGATTCCAACAGTCAACGCACGTTTCTACTTTGAAGAGTATGAAATTCCTTTCATCTTGGCTGATCAATTTGATCAAATGCCAATGGACTCAGCCACGGTAGAAGTACCAGGTGACACAGGTGTGCTTGAAGGCCATGAAGAAACTGACGGTGCCACATTTGGTGAGCAGTCAACTACACAGGCGAACTACGCGGTTACTTCTCGCAACAACGTAGTGCATACAAAGATCACAGAAGATCTTATGCAAGACAATGCGCCTCCAATCATTGATAAGCTGCGTCGTGATGTTGTTAAAGGCATCGTGCGTGCTTACGAAAAAGCAATCATAAATGGTGATACAACCATTTTGACAACTGTGCGTGGTGATGGCCATATGGACACAGATACAAGAGCACTTGGTCTCAATGAGACTTTCTCAAAGGCTTTTGATGGCCTTCGCAGAAAGTGTATCAACAACGACAACACACTTGGTGCAAGTGGTAACGCAGATGTTGCCTACAAGCACGGCGGTGACACAGCGTCTAAAGTGCTTTTTGAAAAAGTGCTTAACCTCATGGGCAAATTTGCCAGTGAAAAAGATACGCTCCGTTGGATCATTCCAAGTGTTATCGAGAACCAAGTTGTAACAGGCGCGATTCCTGAACTGTTTACAGCGTTTGCTTATGGTGGACTCGCTTCGAACGTCACCGGCCAGATGCCTCCAGTCTTTGGTGTCAAGCCAGTTACTTCTCAGTACGTGCGTGATGACCTAAACGAATCAGGCGTTTATGATGGCTCGACAACAGACAGAACAATCATCATGCTTGTCAAAGTTGTTCGCTTCTATCAATTTGTTCGTCAAGCAATGCGTGTATGGGCTGCTCCTTCTCTTCCATCTTCTGACTACATGCTCATGACCGCCAAGATGCGACATTCTTGGAACGGCAACAACCAAACAGCTGAGGAACTCGGCATCACTATGGGATACGATATTCTTAGAGCATAAGACAATCGGTTTCAAATATATTTTATTCCCCTACCTACCCTGTTGTGGGTAGGGGAATTTTAGTGAGAGGCACTTATGAAATGTTTTATATTGGTTAAAAAACCAGAGCAGCCGCAAACGCCGATTATGGACTGCGCGGCTATTATCCTTACAGGTAGAGAGCAGCTTATTGTCACAGAAGCCGTTGGTGAGTTGGTACTAAAAAAGTACCCACAGTATGTAACTAAGATCGGCGCTTGCGAAAAAGATTCTCTGCGTCATGGTAGGTTTGAACTTGAACCACTTAAAACAGCTGGTGACGTCGAGCCAGAAAAGCAGCCGCCTAGTAGATCTTTGAAGTCAAAGACTTCTGATCGGTCTATGGCTGGAAAAGGAAAGAAAAGAGCAAAGAAAAAAGGCAAATAAATGGCGCTTACAACACTAAATGAAAACAAAACTTATCTAGGTATTTCACTTAGTACTACAGACTACGATGATAAGATCGAGATGTTTCGTAAAAGTGTTGAGCAGTCTATTATTAATTATTGCGAAGTTGATTTCGAAAAGCATGTTGTCACTAAAGAGCTTCATGATGGTATACAGGCAGACGTTATTGTCCCTAAATTTATGCCCATATTAAGTGTTGAGGCTATTTACTTTAGTGTTGACTCAGACGGTGAAAATGGTGTTCTTGTTGAGTCCGATTATTACACAGCTGATGAAACAGGTATCATGCTTAGGGGAACGTATTCACCAAGGCCATATAGGCGTGTTGTGCGTCTTGATTATACCTATGGATACGAAGAAGTCCCAGACGATGTAAAACTTGCTGTGTACCAATCGGTTAAGGCCGAATACAACCGTGACTCGAACAACACAGAGCATTTGTCATCGAGATCAAAGGAAAGTGAATCAGAGAATTATTTGGCAGCTTGGGACAAAGAGACGGGGCTTCCAAAACAAATTAAGTACAAGCTTCAGTCATATCGAGTTTACGAATTTCCAAATATTGGTATGGCCCAGAGGAACATATAAGTGCCCACGCCACGAGACATTGTTGAGATCGTTGAGTACTATCGCAACGCAACGAGTGCTGTGAAAAAGGCTGCAACTAAAGCCCAAGTGGCTACTATTGTGGAAGCGCACGAGCAAGCACTGAGGAATCAAAAAAGGCAGTTTAAAGGGCTTCATGGTAGGCGGCTATCAGGGCAGCTTTTTAATTCGCAGTATTATGGGTTCGAAAGAGATGGCAGTGACATACCGACGTCATTTTTAGGTGTTCGTAATATTCCTTATGGGCGTATCCAAGAGTATGGTAGTGGCGGTCTTCCTGGTGGCGTCGTTAAGCCTGTTAAGGCAAAAAAGCTATGGATACCAAATTATAAAAAAGCCGGAAGGATGCGCCCACGCGAGTTTATGAGCCTTTTGTTTTCAAACCCTGCTTATTACCATCTATTTCCCAATATGGCAGCAAGATGGACAGGCAACTACATCGCAGAACGCGGTGTAAGGAAAAAGCAGTGGGAACCACTATTTTACTTGAAAGATAGTGTAAAAATACCACCAAGACCATTTTTAACACCTGCTGTCGCGGCGGCTTTTTTGAACTACCCAGACAAATTTGCAAAGTACTTAGGGGAAGAACTTGACAGATAGCATACGCGGTCAAATTATGGAGAACATGGCGTCAAGGCTTGCGACTGTCACCGCGTCTAATGGGTACAGCACAGATGTAAAGAAAGTTTATTACGATCAAATACCTATGGGCATTGATCTTCCAAAATATGATTTACCAACTATATTTCAATTAAATAGAGTTGAATCAAATTCGATGCAGCAAAAGTGCTATAACGGTATGTGGGAGTTTGACTTACAGCTTTGGGAGCATGGAAGCGTTGGTGATATTGAAATGGCTGAATTTGTACGCAGTGTGTATAAGGCGCTTTATGCTAACAGCCCGACAGCGCAGAGAGAGGACCAATTTAGGTCGATTCATTCAACCATTACCGAACTTGTTCCATTGCCTATATCAGCTGATTTGAATATGATAGAGGCTAACAGAATCACAGTTGTGACTTTTAGAGTTCATTACAGAACTAAACTTTATAATCTTTAGGAGTGAGCCATGAGAAACTTTATTGTGTGTATGATTCTAGCTACGTTTGCCACATCTGCCTTTGCGGGATGGTTTAGCTCAGAGGATTCAAGAATTAAATCAATTACAACAACTCACGCAACTGTTGGAACGACTACAGCGGCAGCTATTGCTTCTTCATCTGTTGTTGGTGATGTTTACGGCTTTCTTATCTGTAATGACCCAGTGAACGCGTCTTCAACATACTTGTCTGTTGGTCAAGCCGCTGATGTAACTACGGACGGTGTTAGATTAGACAAAGGAAAGTGCTATGAGTGCTTGAATTGTAAACCAGCAATATTAAAACTTTTGAAAGTAGAGGGACAAGGGGCCTCAAACGGATATTCTGTTATCCAGCTTAAGCGCTAATTTTTCTTTTTTGAATTCATATAGGGAGTGAGATCATGAGGTTTCTATTTATTCTTGCAGCTTTGATGCTGTCCTTTTCAGCATACGCAGATATTAGTGATGCCAGTAAACGCGCAAGCCAAGCATCCTTTGTAAGAGGCTCGGCCGACGCCGATATTTTAGAAGTAAGCTCTGTTGAGTGCAGAGCTGATGTTGGTGGAAACTTGGGTGGTAAATACTTTGTTATTTACTCTGCTCTTGACGCCGTTAAATACGCACCTTGGTACGATGTTGATGATGGTAGCTCCGCTCCTACTGTTGCAGGTGCTACTCTTATTGAGATAGACATTGCAACTGCTGACACTGGCGCAACAGTTTGTGGAAACACAAAGACAGCCCTTGAAGCTATATCTGGCACGCCGTTTACAGTGACTGGCACAACTACGCTTACGATTACAAACTCTGCGTATGGTGCGAGTACAGATATAGCTGATGGTGACACGTCGCATACAGATATATCTAAGACTACAGACGGGGCAATAAACACAGCTCTTGCGATTACTTCTACAGATATTGTTTCGAATATTCGTGGATTTAGCCTATGCAATGACGCGGTGAATACGTCTACGTATCTTATATTTGGTTGGGCTTCGGAGGTAACAACACTGGGGTCACGACTTGGTAAAGGCGAGTGCTTTGTGTGCGAGAATTGCAAAAAAGGCGTTCTTGAGACGATGTATGTGGCGGCTCAAGCAGCTTCGAATACGTATGCAATAACGCAGTATCGGCAACAGTAAAGAGTCTTGCTACTCATAAAATAATTTAGGAGTTATCTATGAAACACAGATCAAGAACAGATTATGCGCAAATTTATGCAGGTGATCGGCAAGGCTTCAACTTAGGTCTTGATAGTGCTATTTATTTGCGAAAAGAGGCAACACCACGTGTGTTTAATGCGCCGCGCATTGGAACACAGGGGGAATCTATTGGTGACACAAGCGCTTCAACAGATATTTCTGGTGGTACAAATGATTCACTCAAAATAGATGTTGATGGTATCGGTGATGTTACTGCAACTATCGCGTCTCTTGTTGGGTTAAGCACAGGTGATTTGATTGCAGCGGCGTTAGAAACGGCTATCAATAACGCGCTTATATCCGCTGGCTATGACAATCGTGTATGGGTGTATTTTGATAGCGCCGATGATCATTATGAAGTGTACAGTCAATTTACTGGCAGTAGCACAAGCGTTGTGATTACAGCGGCGGCTGCTAACGACGTTGCGGCTGACCTTCTACTTGGCGTTGCTAATAGCGGCACCGAAGCGGTTGGTACAGATGATCAAGATTTTCTTCTCTACACAACTGGTGGCCCTACTTTCAACCAGCCTGTTGAGTCAAACACTCATAGAAATGGGCGGTTTCACGCAGGGATCATTAAGCAAAAGAAAGTTGCTGAATATTCGCTTCAGACATTCATCAATATGTCTGGTGACGCAGGTGATTCTCTTGACACAGCTGTAAGGCTTCTTTGGGAACAGCTTCTCGGGACTGAAACAGTTGTCTCGAGTACATCGATCAAGCACACTCAAGGGCTTCCAAACTTCTACAACAGCCTTGTGCGGGTAAGCACAATCTTTGGTGAGTATTACACCGGTAGTTACGTTCGAGAGAACACTGTGACATTCCCAGGTGATGGCCCAGCTACTTGTGACTGGTCGGGAAAAGCTGCCAATAGAGTAATCGCTGGTATTGCTCAGATTGCCTCTGCTGTCGTTGCAAGTGCCAATGTGATCGTGGACCCTGATCTTACCGACAGGTATGATGAAGGCGCTTACGTGATGATCGTGGACCCAGACGGGCGTACAATCCTTGCAGGTGCTGATGGAAGTCTTAAGATTGATTCAATAACAGCGGCAACTGATACACTTACACTAAACTCAGCTGTTTCAGTAGCTGAAGACGGCTTTGTTGTTCCTTGGAACCCAGGCGCGGTGCAGCAAACTGCTCGTGACAACATCTACACTGATCTTGAGGGATCTTTCAAGATGAAGTCAGCGGGTTCAGACATATGCATCACGAACCTAGTTCTTACTTTCAACAACAATCACAACGACTTAGACAACTGCTTTGGTGCAGACGCTAATCGTGGATTTGTTGCAGGTGAGCGCCTAGATATCAATTATGCTGTCACTTTTGATCTATCCAACGACAATTTTGCTGATGTGGTGCAAGCCTCAAAATTTGAAGGCTATGACCCAGTAATCACACTCGGCGCAACATCTGGAAGATACTTGAAAATTGACGTTTCCAAGTGGATTCCAGCGGTGCCGCCGCTGGAAGTTCCCGAGTCAGGGCCGACTCCCACAACCCTAGAGGGTATGTGTTATGAGTCATCACCAGGTTCGAAAGACCCGATTGTTGTTGGTTGGTATTAAGTTTGTGCCTGGGTAAGCTTGTCTTATCCTCCTCGTTAAGGGAAACCACGTAAGTAAAATGCTGCTTGCGTGGTTTTTTTATGGTAAAAATGGACAGATACAACTTTTAATGGAGGAAACCCATGGCGATTAAATTAGACCAATTTAAGAAGTTCAACTGTGTAGAAATCATATCTCAAAGTGATGATGCCGTTGACACGGAAGAAAGTGATTTCGATGAATATCAAGCGACAGGCGATCAAAAACACCTGGTGTTCGTGGACGGCAAGCAACCAACTAAGTTCATTTGCAATTTTGAGATGAAGGGAAAACAAGCGGCCAGAATCAAAAATGCGATGGTTGGCGGTCATGATGAAGAGACAAAAAGACCGAAAGTGACCATAGGCGACTGGTCGTTTAAAGTGGTAAAATATGTATTAAAAGACATTCAAAATCCAGAGGGTTTGGAAGAAGGACAAGCCATCAAATTTAGAAAAGATAAAGATGGTTATGTTCATGACGAAGTACTCGTTATTTTAGACAGAATAGGCGTTGTAAGTGAAATATTCACAATGTACTCGAACCTTGTTGGTAGTGGCGCTAGAGATCATACAAAAAACTGATTGAGGCTCTAGTTGATCTCAACTTTGCTAAAGAGGGCAGCCGAAAATTATTTGATTGTAAGCTGTGCAGAAAAAACCCAAGTAATGCGAAGATGAGAAAATGCGAAGAGCCCGGTTTCAAGAACATGAAGCGGCCACGGAAGATAGATGATAAGAGCCTTGAGTATTATTTCTGCGCCGGTAAAGCAACTTGGTATGAAGGACTCGAGACAGTTTACGAAGAGTGCAAAGTGGCTATGTACACAGGTATTTTACCCGGAGAGGGTAGCTTTTATGAGCAGGACAGTGTTTTCGTTGAAGCCTTTCCTGCTTTTGTCCATAGGTGGAAGGAAAGAAACTATGGGCGTATATGGGAAGATGTCCGAGATTTTGTAGAGCCTATTCTAAAGTCGTTTGGAACCAAAAAGTAAGGGGCTTGCTGTGGCGATCACTAAAGATCAAGAATTCAAGATAAAGATATCTGTTGAAGACAACGCCACAGCAGGCTACGAATCCCTTGAAGGCAAATCTGTTGATGTTGTAGAAATATCTGAAGAGCTTCAAAAACAAGTTGAAGCTGTCACTGTTGCCCTAGAAGCTAATAATGAACAGTTGAAAGTGGCTAACACAGCTATGGACGCAACAGCAGGCGCTTCAAAAGTGCTTGATTCAAGTATGTCTGTTCTTGAAACAACCCTAAGTGGTATTGTAGCTCTAAATGTAGGTGATGCATTTTCTCCAGGGCTTAGAAAGGGAATCGCGCAAACATCACTTGCCGTAAGTAATTTCACAACAGATGTTTCTGACTTTGGCAAAACGGTCTCTAAATCATTCACACCTGGAATACTTGGGCTCGCAGAAAAATCTGCTCTTGCAACACCGGCGCTTTTGGCGCTTAGTTCTGTACTTGCTAAGACTGACAATGAAGCGTTAAAAACAATTGGCACACTTTCAACACTCGCAGCCATTTTGCTTGGTTCTTTTTCTCTTGCAGTTACTTTTGCACTAAGAGCCGTGGCAAACTTTGCTGAATCAATTGGCGACACTCTTATTGCCTCTATGGTTGGTTTTGAAAAGAAGGCAGCAAAGTTTGAGGCTTCACTTTTTAATCTTAAATTTAGTATTGAGGGTATTTCACGCGAGGTTGGTGAAACGGCTGTAAACTCATTTAAAAAATGGTCTGCAATAATTGCAGAGACAGACAAAAAGGTGTCTACATCTACGAACAGCCTTGTAAAGATGGTAAACCTTATTTCTAACGAGTCTACAGCGCTTGGGCTTAAGCCTGTTGATCAAATAAAGATATACCAAGCTGCTCTTGATGTGGCCGCGAGCCGTGGCAAAGATGCACTTGAAGTTACAAACGCTCTTCTTAAGGGTCTTGGAAGCACTACAGAACCAGCGTTTAATCTAGGTATTGCCCTTCAAGATACTGCGCTTGCTCATTCGAAGTACGTTCATGAGTCTGGTAAGTCTGTTGATTCGATGAATGATCAAGAAAAGCAGCTGGCAAAACTTAGTGTTATTTATGAAAATCATAATAGAGTGCTAGGCGCTGCCGAGCAGCAAATAAACAACATCGCTGGTGCTGACGCGCTTCTTACAAAGCGTATAGAAGTTTTGCAGAGAGAACTTGGCAAGCAGGGTAATGCCACTCGCGCATTGATTAAGATACAAACTCAGTTCATAAATACACTCATTAATATGCCCGACGTGCTTATAGCAATTGTTGGAGCTGCGCAGGATTTTCTTGGCGTTTTTCTTAAGATAGCTGGGTTTACACTAAGCTACGTACTTGTACTTGCTGGTCTTACAACAGCGTACAAAATCCTTGCAGCAACTCTTTTAGAAAACGCTACTGCCCAGATAGTCTTTACAAAAGCTATGGCATTTACTGGTACTGCACTAGGAGTGCAAACAGTACAGGTAACGTCTTTGTCAGCAGCAATGGTGAATTTAGCTGCAATAACAAAAGGAGCTGTACTAAGCTCGTTTAAATCACTTGGTGCTGTTCTTTTATCTGTTGGTAAAGCCGTGCTTAAAATGAGCAAAGCGTTTTTGACAAAGCCGATTGTACTTATTGCAGGTGCGATAGCGGCGGCCGTCTATCTCGTTGTTGAAGCTTTTCAAGACATGAGGAAAGAGATTGATTTTATTGACGATGCCTTTAAAAGTGTAGGTGAGCTTTTTGAGACCACAGCATCATCGATGTCTATATTTGATACCGCGTGGGAAGCAACAAAAGAGATTGTGCAAGGCGTTATGAAGGTGCTCGTAAGCCTTACAAAGTTTATGATTGCTGGCCACATGTCTACTATCCTTTTTGTGTCAAAAGCAATTGTAAGGTTAAAACTAGCATTTTCAGACGCTGGGGAAGAAACCGAGGCTCTTAAAATGCAGATGGCAGAAATAGACCGAAGAATAAAAGTTCTCGGTGGTTCTGTCGGTGACAGTATTGCAGAAATAGGCTCGGCGTTTGACACATCGGCTATAGCCGCTGAGAAAGCAGGTGAAGAGTATGAAAAGGCGCGTAAACTTTTAGATACATTCAGGTCTCAAAATGCGCGTCTTTCAGCAGAGATTGACAAGCAAGTCATATCTATAAGCGTTTGGGGCACTGCTTATGAAAAAGCGGCTTCAGAGGTAGACGTTTTATCAGTGGCTGCTGGCAATGCTATGTCAAAGTACAGAAACCTTAAAGAAGAAGGTAAAGCCTCTGGTGACGAGATTAAAAAGGCTTGGGCAGACGCCGTAAAGGCGACTAAAGAACTTGCTATTGCTCACGAGCAAATGAAAAAGATTCGCGCCGATGCAATCCTCGATATGATCGCAAAGACTCAAGATCTTAAAGTGTCCGAGTTAAAGAGTAGCAAAGAGCTTGTTAAGGCAGCTGAGCTTGAACTTAAGTTAAAACTTGACGCGTTTGATAAAGAGGCTAAAGCGCTTAGAAAAGTATTTAAGCTAAAAAAAGAAGAATTAAAAATAATTGACGATATGCGTTCTGCTATAGAGAAAGAAGGAGCGGCCAGAATCGCAGCTGCGCAGGAACAAGAAATAAAGGACGCGCAAGAACAAGCTGGTAAAGGTGCTATTTTATTTGATCAGAGCCAAATACAGACCATTGAATCGGCTCTTGGCGGTACAGCGGCTGATTTTGCAAGTGGAATGGCAAGTGCCACATCTGGAGTACTTGGCGTCGTTGCAGCTCTCAACATGATAGTCCAGGCGCTTCAATCTCTCATCGACCTTATTCCCAATCTAATAGACGGCATTACTGGTCTTTTCACGTCACTAACAGATCTTCCTGCCCGTATATCAGACGCTCTAAAGAACCTAGCTAAGGGAATAACCGATTTTGTATCTGAGTTTATACCAAATTTAATAGACTCTATTGGCGATATTATGATGACAGTCCTTGATTTTTTCATCGAAGGGCTGCCAAAAGCGTTTGAAAAGTTGATGGAGAAAATACCAGAGGCATTATTAGGGTTGATAGAACGGCTACCAGAAATAGCCTTTAAGTTTGGTCAAGCGCTTGTAATGTTCTTTACACGGGGCGCTAAATTTGTTGTCATTTTTGCCACTGCTTTCATTAAGGCAGCGCCAAAGCTGATAACTGCCCTCATTCGCGCCATGCCCGAGATAGCCATGGGGCTCGTTGATGGAATCATTTTCGCAGGAAAAGAGCTTGTGAACATGATCGCAAATCTCTTTGGTATGGGCGATATCTTCAACATTGACATGGGTAATGTTCAAGAAAACATCGAGCAAATTGGAGATAGCATAGCTCGGAGCGCATCTAAACTTTTTGAAGTCATTGATCTTACCGCCGAGATGCGTGGGCTTACAATGTCCGATCGTATCCACGACGCGATTAAATCGGCGATGTGGGACGTACTTGCGTGGCTTCAAAACCTTTGGAAGAAGTTTGTAAAATGGCTTTCAAGCGTTGGTAAAGCAATCTGGGAAGGGCTAAAGCAAGCTATAATCGACGCTTGGGAATTTATAAAAGAAATGGGCAAAACCATATGGGAAGGGCTCAAAGCTGCCGTTCAGCAAGCTTGGAACTTCATAAAAGAGATTGGCTCTACTATTTGGGAAGGTCTAAAGAACATAGCTTCACAAGCATCGGCGTTTCTTGAAAACCTTGGTAAAGACATATGGGAAGGTGTTAAAAAGGGGTTCTCGTCTGCTCTTAACTTTTTTCAAGATATTGGCAGAAACATCTGGGAAGGGTTTTGGAATAACTTCAAGCAGCTTGGTTCATTTATAACGCGGATATTTGATAGTTTAAACCCAAAGAACTTTTTCCTAAAAATGTTTGATGACTCCGGCGCTTGGGGTACAAGTACTGTTGAAAACGCCCTTGGCATTGATGTACCTTTTATAAGCTTTGCTCAAGGCGGCATCGTGCCAGGCTCGGCAGTAACCCGTGGCGATAGTAATTTGAATGATCGTGTTTTAGCCCTAGTGTCTCCAGGTGAGGCAATCATACCACGGAGTGATATGGAGAATCCAAGAATAGCCAATATGATTGGTCAGGTTCTTGATGGAAAAATACCATCTTTTAGTATTGGCGGCGATGTTATTGATTTTGTAACCGGTGGCGGTGATGGTGGCTTTGGTCTTCCAGACCTTGGAGACATTGGCAATATTAGCATAGATAATTTTACAAGTTCTATGTCAGCTGCTTGGGAAGGACTTAAATCTGAAGCAAAAGCAGGGTGGAAAACGCTTATAAATGACGCCAACATGTTTATTAAATTTCTTAATCCTGAGTACCTTTGGAGACAGGTGTATGGCAACACTATGAAAGGTATTTGGAGAATGATAGAAGCCAATAAATTTGCCACTGGTGGGTACGTGGCTGATTATGGCCTTGCCGAGCCAGGTGAGTTTGTTATGAAGCGATCGGCTGTTGACTCGATCGGAGTAAACACGCTTAACGATATGAATAATGGAATGAGTCAAAGGGCAGGAACCGGCGGCGGTATCACTATTCAGAAAATAGAGATCAATGCACGCACGGATCTATCCCCCGCGTCTGTTAGAAGTGAGATACTCCCAGAAATAGTCAAGGGCATAAAGCGAATGTCGCAAGACGGTTCGTATGTTCTTAGTGCAAAAGGAGTTAGGTAATGGCTGAAGGGTATCTTGATCGAGAATATTTAGAAGATGAATACCTCTCGGGTATAAACGACCCGCCTAGCGGCATGCAGGTAAATCAGGTAATTAGAAAACAAGCCACAACGGGCATGCAGGCTGACCAAGCTATTATTGATAGCCATGCATCTGGCATGCAGGCAGCTATGACTGTTGTTGATATGCTTAATGCAGCTGGCATGCAAGCAAACATGATCACAGATACCAGTGGTATTTTTGGTTTTCAAGTTGACATGAATATAGGCGATATCCCAACCGTTGGTGGTATGCAGGCCAAGCAGTACCCTCTAAGACATTGGCTTTGTGATGAAGGGTACCTTGAAACGCCTTATCTTGAAGAGTCATATCTGAGTTACTGCATGCGTGCGTTTCTCGGTATGCAGGCTCGCCAGCTTGTACTTGAAACAGCTGAGTCTGGCATGCAAGCTGAGATGCACATAGTGGACAAATCACTTATCACAGGTATGCAGACCTCACAGGTAATCACAAAAGAAGAAACCCTTGGCATGCAGGCAACGCAGATACGTGTTGTTAAAACAGGTATGCAGGCTGCCATGGTAATCTATAATAATACTCAGCTTCGAATACTCTGTGAATTTCCAAGCCGTGGAACCGAGGCGCTTGCTGGACTTAACTGGGTCATGAGCCCAACAGAAGCAGCTGGTGATTTCAGTCCAAATAATCTTAACACAGATATAATCGAGCAAGTTACGCGCTCGGTAACAGCTGGCAGCATAACTCTTACATGTGACACAGGACTTAGTCAGGGCGTCCCAGTTGATACAATCGCGATACTTGGTCACAACCTTACAAAATCAGCTATTGTGCAAGTACAGGGTTCAAAGAATCCATCTTTTTCGCCGTCTGATATAGTTTTTACTATGGAGACGCAGCTTGATGATATGTACTGGATAGCCGAAACGCTTCCAACACTTATTGGTCAGAACAGGTACTGGCGCTTTACTATTCAAGATCCAACAAACACAGACGGATACATAGAGATTGGTACAATCTTGTTTGGTGTCAGCGATATTTTTACAACTTCAGAGTGTTTTCAAAATCCAATTGAGCACGGGCTAAAACATTATAAGGACGAGGTAGAGACCGAAGGTTTTACCAACATCATGAACGATCGCGCTCTTAGAAAATGGTTAAGACTTAGCTTTGAAGATTTAAATTATCTTAAGGGCAATTTCAAATTGATTGATGACATGGTTAAGTATGCGCGTACAAGTCTTAAATGTCTTGTGATACCGACGCCGCTGTATCCAGAGAGATACGCCGTGTTTGCTAAACTTGTGCAGCTACCATCGTATTCTAACCGCGTTCTTGAAGAAGACGCCGACTACACATCATTTTCGCTTGAATGGGATGAAAGTAAGTAATGTCTAGTGTAAACAGAAGGGAATATCTAACCGCAAATGTGCTTGATCAAGCATTTCTTGACCGATGTCAGGACAATCTTGATAACGGGCTGCACATGGTTGTGGTTATCGATACGCCTACTGGATACATATACGCATCAGATAGAAACAAGTACATCAACTCAACGTTTTATGAAGCTTTAACTCAGTTCCCTATCATCAGTCGTACTGTCGGCGATTGGTTAAGCCCAGAGATAGAATTCTCAAGCCTTGACCTGGTGCTCAGTAACGTCGATGGCCGGTTTAATAACTTTGTCCCTGGCGGCGTCGATTACGACGGCTGGATAGGAAAGACAGTTACTGTAAGTCTTGGGCTCAGAGACGTAGCCAGCACATATAGTGATATTTATAAGGGAGTGGTGACAGAGATTGGTGGTTTTAAACGCGACGTTCAAAAGATCACGCTTAGGTCTCGTGATGATTTTGACAAAGCAAACAAAACGATGCCAACAACAGCTCTTACGTCCACTTCGTTCCCAGACCTTGAAGAAAATTTTGAAGGGCTTGTAGCCCCGTATATACTTGGTGATTGGACAGTAAACTTGAATCCAAACGGAGCGTCAATACCAGCGTTTCCCGTCAACGGCGCGAACGCAGGTGTAATTGCAGGAACGACTGCGCTTCAGCTTGTCATCTCCGATAATGCTAACAGTTATTTTGATAGCTCACATGTGTATGTAAAACGAGGCGAGCAGTACTTTGTGTTCGACAGCGGTGATATCGCAGTAAACGGTGATAAAAATCTTGTAGAAATTACGCAGGGTGCTGGCGGTGGCACAACAACGGTTGAAGACGGTGATCCGTACCTTTACACAAATGGAGACGCATTTTTTGTACGGGTTAAGGGCAAAGACCTTGGCAGCTATGATGATAATATCATCTGGCAAGCACGTGAAATACTGATGGACTACGGTGGTCTATCCTCTGGTGATTTTGATGCAAATTGGGCGACGTACCGAGACAAGGCAACGCCAGCTGAGAGCGCGACGGCGAGTATAAAAGCGCGGGTATGGGTTGGAGAGCCACAGGAAACAGTAAAGTATGTTCTTCAGATGCTTGAGCAAGTTCGCCTTGAGGCATTTGTCAGTAGAGACCAAAAGTTTAAATTAAACTCCATGCATTTTGATGACTTTATCGCGCCTGCAAGTATCAGTTATTCAGTAAAAAATTGGGACTTGTCAAAAAGTTCATTCTCCCCAGTCTCGGACGATATAAACACGTGGAATCGTGCGAAAGGTGACTACAATTTTGACCCGAATAAAAATGAGAACCTTTTTAGCACGGACATTTATAGAAATCAGGCCGCGATTACGCAGGCTGGGAAAGAGATCAGCAAGCTTATCGTCTTTCCAAACCTATATGTAAAAAGCGATGTCATAAATCAGCTCTCTGAGACTCTAAAACTTGCCTCGGCATACCCTGAGTATATCGAAGCTACCTTGTCTTCACGGGCCATTTTGCGAGACATTGGCGACTTTGTTCTAGTAGATGTTAAAATCGGGTCATCTATATTCTCTGAAGTGCCTGCTATGATTAGAGAAATAGGATATGACCCGGATGGCATGAAAGTGCCCTGTAAACTTTTATCTCTTCAGATGGTTCCCTATACTGGATATGCTCCTACATATTCTGGTATTGTTGGTGGAAGCACTGCAACCATAACGCAAGAAACATAAATCAATAGGAGTATACAATGGCTGTTAACTTAACTCTTTCTAAAACATTATCGGGCGCGGCGGTGACAGACGCGCTTGCAGGTGGTGGCAGTGGTGTCGATCTTGGCGCTGTTAACAACGGTGAGTACGTGCCAATCATTAATCAATCTGCGAACACAGGATGGCAAAGCCTCTACATTAGGCATGACGCGGTAGTTGACCCAATCACAGACGTGGGTACGTTTATTTCTGAATACAGTCAGACGTATGGTGGCGCAAACACGGCAGCTGGTGACTACACGACTATGAAAAGCAAGGGAAACGCGTCGGACAACTCTGCGAATAATGCTACTGGACTTAGTGGCGGCCTTCGCATCGAGCATGACGCCGATTTAGGCGCGACACTTGGAGCGAGTGCTTTCGACGGTAGCCGCGCTCAAGTAAATATTTATGGTGACAACAACACTGACGGCATCGACCTTGCCAGTGCTTTTGATCTTCATGTTGACGCTATGATTTACGATTCTAACGCGCATGGATCTGCTGGCACACCAGTTGATGCTACGTCTCCAGAGACTGGCAAGATTGGTAAAGACGGTGACAGTGTTCTTGGTGACCACGCTCTTGTAAAACTTAGGTATTACCTTGAGTCAGCAGCTCCAGATGGCGGGATCATACAGTGGGACTGGGTGATCAAGTACAGTTTTACGGCGGCTTTAGTTGGAGCGTTATCAAGTACATTACTCAAACTTGTTGGTGTAGCAAGTATCCTTTCAGTATAAACGAGGAATAAAATGGCACAAATACAAAGAGACTATTACCGGCTACGTTGGCGCTTCGATTTTGCAGACAAACCAACTAAGTATGGGCTTTGGAATCTTGCTAGCAAGAATCCTTCCGATCAAGCTTGTTACGTCGATAAAACCGGGCTTGTACGAGCTTCGATAGAGGGTGAGAATGTTAGAACCTACGAGCTAAAAACTTTCTTTGAATGTGACGGCCATGATTATGTCACGTGCAAGGGAGAGGCTTTTGTTCGTGTTTCAAACATCCTTGGGTTTAATGGCAAGCATCAGCCACGGGTCAATATAAGCGGAGTCAGTTTTATCACTCGTGATAAGCGGGTTACTGTCCACTGTAATGGAGATGTTGAGTCTCGGGACTTAACTGAGGAAGAGAAGAAATTTAAACTTGAAGAGCACACGCTCGGAAGTGGGAGATAATGAAATGAGAACATTGTTTAAAGTCCTTTTTCTAACCCTGGTGTGTGGCCTTTTAACCGCGCATACAACAACGACAACGATTAGTCGGTCTAATCTTGCGCATCCAGACCTTGGCTATGACGGTGGCGCGGGTCTTCATACAACAATGGAGACGCTTTATAACAAGCTAGGTGATAACGCCAACTCTCGTTTTCAACAGTACACTGCTGTTGCAGACAGCACGGTGTCTTCATACGTACATAATTTTGGCGTGGCTTTCACTGAAGTACGGGTTTACATCTACACTGGAAGCGGCGATAACCTAGTACGCGTGGACAACCCGACAGGAAACGGCTGGGGCATCGCTGCAAACGGCGTGGCACCTAAAACAACGATAGACGTAACGACGCCGTCAAGTGGGGGCCCTCACACGTTTGTTTTTGTGGCCATCCATGGGGATATTAGTCTTACTGATGATGTTACTGGAGTGTTAAGAGTATCAGACGGCGGCACCGGATCTACAACGTCGGCAACGGCGGCTGATGCCCTTGGCGTTGGTGCCACTGATGCTACCGAATTTGCATCGACAAAATTATCTGGTTTAGCTGGTGCTGGTTTTCTTGAGTTAAAAGATCAGAGCAGCGAGCCAAGCTCCCCCGCTGGAACAGACGATTTAAAAGTGTTTGTAGAGGACAAAGTAGTTTATACAAAAGACAGTAACGGGGTTGTAGTTCCTCTTGGTTCTGGTAGCGGTGCTGGTGAAGTAAACTACATTTTAAATCCAGATGCAGCTGTTGATCTTACAGGATGGAGCGCTTCAGGCGCGGGTGTTACTGTTACACGCACGACAACAGCAAGTGAGTTACCCCGTGAACCATTAACAGATACTGCAATCAAAATAACTCTGGTATCTGGCACTACAGATTATGCGAAATATTGTTTTCAAATTGGCGATTCTGATAAAAATAAAGCTCTGAAAATTCAAGCTGCAAAGCTTGTTTCTAGCTACGCAGATGGCGACGCCGTTGCAGAAATCTATTCGAATGATACAGCCGACTGCGCCGGGTCATACACACAAGAAAACATAATGGGATACGACGATGACATAGCCGATATCAATGCAAGCAATGACGTGATGTTTTTTACTTGGCTCTCGACTGACTCAGATTGGTACGAGCTAAGAGTAAGGCGTACGGCTGGCACTGGATTTTTA